CAAGTAACTGACTTAGTTCTATTTGCAATATCTCTCATAATAAACCCCCTTATGCAGAAATGTTTTGTAGTCTTATAGCTTCAGCTAAAACTACTGCACCACCAACTCTTCGTCTGGCGACATAACGTATATTTCCACTTGTTGCTTGTGAGTAAGGATCTCTCATTACTGAAAGATTAACTCTGTCAACGATAGTATAAGCTCTTGAGAAATCTCCATAAGCGATTGGTTTAGCTGATCCACCAACATCTGGCATATCTTCAGCTAAAATATATGGCTTACCTAAGATAGTTGCTGGTGTTCCACCAACATAACTCATAGCATTAACAAATATTTTTTGACCTTCAGTATCTTCTAACTTTAACACATCAGCAAAAGTTGCTCTATTCATCACAAAAGTTGCATTTGCCATATAGTCAGACTTGATAGCCATTGTAAGATCAACAAGACCATTGGCAGTTAAAGCTGTACCACTTCCAGAGTTGGTTGTGCCAACACCAGCAGTTGTATCAGTAAAGCCTTGTGGTCTGCCTACAGAATTTCCAGATACAAATGCAGTACCTTCAGCTTTCGCAAACTGTGTACCAAATTCTTCTGACATTTCTGCTTCTAAATCAAAAGCACTATCTTCCAACATAGCCTGACTAATATCAACTAACGCATATAATTCGTGAGCGTCAATTTGCATAAGACCTGTTGTATAGCCTGTTGTTTCAGAACGTGTACCTGTTTCAGCAACAAACGTAGCAGAGAATTGACCTGTTCTTTTAGGAATCTCGATACCTCTGTTTGATGTAGTTCTAACTCTAGCAATAGAACGAATTGGTGAAATTTCAGTTACGCCTTTGATTAAATCAGCAACGTATTCTGCTGGAGCATAAAAACCACCTAATGTATCGTCAGATTCATAAAGTGCTTTTTTCTCAACTTCGTCAACTTCCCCTTTTCTTAACCAATCGCCAAATGCTTTCATTTGAATGTCAACATCTTTTGATTCGCCTGTGTTTGGTCTAGCAATAACTGTTTCCAGATTATTTAGCTTCGCCTGTGCTTCTGCTAAGTTCTTTTCTTGAATCTCAATAGCTTGTTTGGTTTCTGCCATTTTAGAAATGTCATCAGCCATTTTATCAACTTTTTCTTCAAGTAGAGGATCAGCAGAGCCTTTCTTTTCAATCTCGTCTAGACGTTTTGAGTTCTCACTTTTAAAATCTTCAAAAGTAGAATTCAAATTGTCTATTACAGATTTGATTTCATCACTCATAATAAACTCCGTTAATGTTTAATTGTATGTATTAAGTGTTTCAGACTATCAACAACATCACGTTGCTCATTCTCCAAATGGTTGAACGATTTATATAGTACATTGGCACTTTGTTTTGCAGTAGAGCTAGACATTAAACCGACATCACGAAGGTAATGCTCTATCTCTCTTACATTCATTTCAGCTAATTTTACTTTGGTAATCTTAGCTTTTGGATTCATAGGAAAAGTTACTAGTGATATTTCCATTAAATCCAAATTTGATATTGTTCGTTTCTTCAACTTGTCGCTGTATTTATAGTCATCTGGTGTTAGCTTATAGCCGATTGACATAGAATCTAAAGCACCCATTTTCATAAGCTCATATACCTCTTTGCCTTTCTGTGTACCCATAGCAAGTCTGCCCTTGATCTTCAATCCTCGCTTATCTTCTTCCAGAGAATCAATCACACCTATAGGCTCGTCTGTCTTGTGCTGGTATAACAGCTTGATTTGGCGTGGCTTCTTATCGTAAATTGATTTGGAAAATGCACCTTGTTTGATGACATCATTACCTAAATCTTTGTTGTTGAATACAGAAGCATAACCTTCAAAGCTCCCATCTTCATCTGTATCAATACCTTTATAATCACATTCAAGGTCTAAAACATCATTTACTATTTCTAAATGTTCATCAGACATAACTCAAATTCCTTGTCAAGTAAAAGTTCCTTTATGATAGCAACACTTGTGCATTAATTACAAGCAAAAAAAAAGGTGCAGAGAATTAGAAAACTCCACACCAAGACTTTAGCAAGTTTAAATCTTTAATATGTTATTAATAAAAATAACCAAACAGTACCCAACATCATAGCAAATAAAATGGTACTTGCCACAATTTCCCAGCCTGTAAGATATTCTTCATTTTGGTTGTGTTTATGTATCATATTGCTGTCCCCCAAAAAACATTGTTATCTTCTAAAATAATATCTCTTACGGATTCTCTATCGAATGAATCGCCATTCCCCCATTTGTTAGAATAATCTTTGATGTACTTGTTAATAGCAAAATCTATCATACTATGTGTTATATTTTTGATTGGATAAATACCATCTGTATCATTATAAAATGAATATATGTAATCATGGAATGATTTGTGTTGCTCATTTGATATCTTCATACTGTCTCCTGTTTAAGTTTTTATATAAGTTGTTATTAACTTATAAGACCTATTATATACATTTTAATTGTATAGTCAACTTTATTATATACTTTATTTAATCTGTAAGTGTTTGATTTGTAAAGAATTATGAAATTATTTGATCTTCTGAATCATAATAAAGGGTAAAACAGCGACAATTTATGACATTCAAAGCACCACCATTCATATCACCTGTGTAATTCATTTGTCTTTCTATAAAGCCACCACCAGCAATAGGTGTCATAACTTTGAACTTATCATCTCTGCTAATTGTAGTTCCATTCATTCCCCTATGCCAAGCTCTAGTTCTGTCATCTATCGCACTTCCCCAGCTTTTAACAGGTTTATTTAAACCAAGTTTCCCAGATATTTCATGGTTAGCATAATTCATGGCAGAGTGCGTTTCTGTTCTTGCAATCATAGTGGCTCTGTAAGGTGCAAAAGACCTGTTTTTTTGAATCAACTTTGCTATTTGTGGAATAGATAGTCCATCTGCTATCCCTTTTTTTATAGCTTGTTTTATTTGATTTCTAGTTGTTTGAGATATTTCAGCTACTTTATTAGCTGTAACTCCAGCAATATAACTAGCCACAATGACATCTATATCTTCATCTTCTTCTTGTTTAGTTTCTCGTTGCTTAATTAATCTCTGACTTGCTGTTGTTATGACTAACCTATAATGACCAGATAATATTTTATATAATTGATCGGAAAAATCCTCTATAAAAAGATAATACATATCACCAAGCTCAACATATTCTCGTTCAGCTTTTCTTGATGTTTTTCTTAATAATTTTTTAACTTTTGCGTTTAGACTTTTGGATAGATTTAGATATAGCTTGAGTTGTTCTTTATAGTCCTTACGCCTATTAATCCTTATTTTTGCCATCTATTCAATTATTTCAAAATGCACAGCGTCAATAAAACTCATATCCCTATTCAGTTTGAAATCTCCTGTTACCCAGCTTCCACCCCATCTTATTTTAATGTCAAGAATTTCGCAAACCTCTCCAACCACTCCAGCAACAGCTTCATAATATTCTAGCTCCCAAGTAACTTTGCCATTATCATAACAAACAATGTCAACTGCCTTACCTTGACAATGAAGGGATTTTGCACCAACCTTGCTCAATCCATCAGCTTTTAATTGTTCGGCTCTTTCTAGGCTTCTCATGCCCTCTGTGATACCAAAATCAATCGGTGTGAGCTTAATAACTTCAGTCATTACTAATTTTAAATCTGGGTGTACTGTATTGAGTTTTTCTAGTGAGCCTTTGCCAAATTTAAACATAAGTTACTCCTTTGATGATAAAGGGTGGTCTTTGGGTAATAAATCTAAATCAAACTTACCACCAGAAAATCTTCCACTACTGACTGCTCTTAAAAAGGTATTAACTCTGGCATAAGCCCATTGATCTTCTGACCTTACGCTTGGTCTAACAGATTGTGGATTAGTCCTATAAGCTCCTATGCCACGCTTAAAAACCTTGCCTAACATACTAACCGTTACTCGTTTGCCTTTCTTATCACCATGCTTTTCATTATGCTTATCTACCTTCCCTCGTAAAGCCTTTTCTACCGTCTTAGATAATCCAGCTACTTTGGTTTCTATATCATTATATGACTTTTCTCTCTCTGCCATAATCTGATTTCTTTTCTGCCTTGACCAACTGAATCCAGCGTTTCCTCCCCACAAAGCGATCGCTATACGCCCAGCCGAAGGGTATCCTTTATCTCCTACATTATATCCTTGACCTTGCTTATCTACTTGATGTCTTGAATGGAATGAAAACATTCTAAGAACTGTATCTGGCGACATTCTCTCACCACTTACGATTTGATTTGCACGAGCAACACCCACTTGAGTGCCACCCCTATTGAACTTTTTTCGCCAGTCCAGCCCTCTCCTAGCTTCTTCCTTCATGCCTTCGGTGGCTGTTAAATCTAAATCAGATAAAGCCTTTTCATCTACTCCTATTGTGTCGTGATAGGCTTCATGGCTTCTGCATGGCATAAAAACTGTTTCTCCATCTTCCGTTTTATGTGTATGGCTTCCCTCACAACCAATTACTTTTGCTCTATCTAGTGCTTCTTGTTCTGTGGTAAAAATATCTTCTTCCAGCATTTCTTTAGTTGTCTTTGGCTTTTTCTTTCTTGGGTTATAGCACTTTTCTTCTGAATCTAACCCATATATATCTTCATACTGTTCTTCATAAAACTTAGATTCATCTTCATCTTCGTCTGGCTGTACAGGTGGAGTATCATCTACCTCGCCTAATGGGAATAAGTTTGATGGTACTAATAAGCTATCACCACCATCTATAGGCTCAAGTCCTAGTCGTTCTCTGGCTTCATTTCTGGTCAATATGCCTTGCTGAACACCTTGACTGACATTGGCAAAGATTTGCTTTCTTTTTTCTGATAATGCGTCAATGCTATCTATATCGTATCTTATGCTTAAATCGCCATCATAGAGTGGAGCTAAGTATTCGTTTAAATCTGATTCTAGTCGTTTTAGTAGAGGTATAATGGTTTCTTCATACAATGATAATCTTGCTTCTGCCACATTCGCATACGTCTGGTCTGCAATACCAACTAATTGAGCTGGTACACCAAA